AGAACGGCGCTTTCAGCCTCAGCCTTCATGCGGGCCTGCTCACGGGCCTTCTTCAGATCTTCGACGGGGGGGGTAGTACCAAAACCAAACATTCTAAAAGCCTCCATTTTTAGATTTGTTATAGATTTTTATAAAGCGCGTCGTAGCCGATTTGTGCGGCCCGTTTCAGCGCCTTGCGGTCAAGGCGGGGCGCGTCCAGCAGCTTGAGGACTTCGCTGAAGTTATCAACGGCCTCATAGCAGAGGGCAGAATAGCCGTCTACGCTGCGTTCCTGCTCTGCTGTGCTTTCCTCCTGATACCTCAGATCATCCTTCAGCTCTGAGATATATTCAGTGAAGCACCGGGCGGCGTCGTCACCGAGCTTTTCACGAAGCAGACGTTCCAGAAAAACGTCCTTGTCGGTGAGTATGACTTCCATGCTGCCGTCATTCAGATAGACAGTTTCAGCCATTGCCGACGCCCTCAAATTCTGCTGCACCGGGAACGTAGGCTTCGCGCTTGTCCGACGCCGGGGCAAGTGTAGGTTTGCCCTTCGGCTTTACGACAAAGCCGGAAAGCAGCTCAGCGAAGGTCTTTTTGCCCAGCATCTTTTCAAGCTCCGTCAGCGTCTTAGGCTTGCGGTCATAGATCAGGGCTTCGTCGTAACCGGCTGCCACAAGGGCCTTCACGGCTTCGTCCACGTCGCTGAAGGCGCGGTTGCTACGGCCCTCTACCAGCTTGAAGCCGGGGATTTCATCACCGGCCAGCAGAGCAGCGGCAGCATAGTCCTGAAGATCCTTGTACCATGCAGCCAGCCCTTCAGCCCTCACCAGCAGATCCGCAACGTCCGCATTGGACAGCAGCGGCGGCAGCGGCGGCAGGTCAGCACCGAAGCCCTCAGCGGCCTCACGGGCCTCAACGTCAGCCTCAGTCATGCGGCCCTCAATGTCAGCGCCGATGAATTCAGAAAAGCCTGCAAAGTGGGCAGCCCGTGCGCGGCACTGTGCTTTACCCTTGCAGAAGCGGCAGTGGTCGCCGGGGCAGAAGGTACCGGGACCGTCATAGGCCTCTTTGGCAATGGGTTTGATGCGCTCACCCCATGCCAGCAGTTCTTCCACCGTCAAGGCGTCCTCGCTTGCATCCTCAGACAGCCGGGGCTGACAGATACCCATAGACACCCTCTTGATTTGGTCGCCGTACACGGCGCTGTAGAGCCTCAGAG